CCAGACATCTACAAAGGGGCTCTTATTTAGTACATCTATCTCAATAATAGGGTTAGATTCTACAGTTCCTTTGTTAGGAATGATAGCTTTTAAGTCCTGGTTAACTATAGAGAAGTCGGACATCTTAACTTCCCCTAGCTTATAAGGCATAGGACATACAAACTTAATATTACCTTTACCTCTAAAGAGCAGCTCATCCAGGTCTGCTTCTCCGTCAATCATAGCCATATATGTTCTCCCTGGCTCATCATCAAAGATAAGTTCTTTAGGTTCGTCTTGTATGAGCCAATTAGCAAGGTCTTCCTTCTTTTGCTGTAGGTCTGTCTGATTCTTTGCTTTAATGATGACAGGGACCTCAATAACTCGTATTTTTGTGTTTGTCTGTAGGTGATACCCTCCAGGATGTCCAGGCGCTGTTAATATGTCTCGCTCAATAGGAGCCCAGGCAGAACGATTAAAACCCATCATGATATATAAATAATCTCGTTTAGAGCCGTTAAATTTAAAACTCGACATATTATCAATCTCCTTTGTTTTATTTAAAAAGAGCCCTCCATAGAGAAGGGCTCTTAAATTTATTCTAGAAAGCTGGTACTACTTGAGGAGCGAATTGTGCTAGTCTGCTAGTTCTTCGCTTATTAGCATTGTCTACGTCTTCGGAGATGACCTCACCGACAACCTTCTTATCCATTACTAAGTAAGTAGGAGCCTTATCGGATTTCTTCTCTTGAGCTTCTGCTTTCTTAGTAGTACTATCAGTCTTGCTAGTCCCAGACATACGCTCATAAGCAGTAGGAGCCATCTGTACAGAGCCTTTAATGATTTCATCCATTTTAGGAATATTGAAGCTAGGAGTCATTCCCACGTCCATCCCTTGGAAGTTTTCATTCCCTACAATGTTCCCTAGTTGAATGTCATCCGATAAAGCTTCGAACCCATCAAGCACTGCAGAGCTCATAAGTTGCGCTGCTTTGACTGCTTCGGATGTTTGGTCCTTAATCCCTATCGCTACGCCATCAGTGATAAATCCACCGACTGCTTTCATTACACGGGAAGGAGAATGGATATCGAAGAAACCTGTTACAGCGTCTTTAACCTTGCCAGCCATCTTTTTCGCAGCATTGATAGCATCAGAAGCCATTCCAGTAATACCATCAGCAAGCCCTCTTACTATGTCCTTACCTGCACTCAATAACATAGAGCCAGCTTTTGAGAAACATTTTTTAATTCCTCCTATTACATTGTCCGTAATAGCGCTCCATAAGCTACTTAACACGGAATAGATACCTTTAATCAGAGACCAAAGTATCTGTACACCTGCAGCGAGTATCTGAGGAAGGTTAGTAATAATAGCCTTTGCTATCTCATAGATAATTCTTAAAGCTGCCACAGCTAACTGAGGCATAATTTGAATAATACCTTTGATAATTGCCATTAAGATTTTAATACCTGACTCAATTATCTTAGGGAGATTCTGCATGATTATATTTACAAGTTGAGTAATTATCTTAACGGCAGCATCTACAATCTTAGGAAGCATTTTTATGATTCCGTCAACGATAGCCATTAAGATTTTTACACCTGCATCTAATATTTTAGGAAGGTTAGTAATAATCATCTCAATAATTTTATTTACAAGCATGATAGCCGTGTCTACTAAATTAGGGAGAATCTTTACAATCCCATCAATAAGAGCCATTAAGATTTTAATACCTGCATCTATAATTTTAGGAAGTAATGTAATAAGTGCATTCAATAAAGTATCCATAATCTTTAGAGCTGCATCTATGAGCTTAGGAAGATTATTAACGATTCCATCAAGTACAGCCATTAAGATTTTAATACCTGCATCTAAGATAATAGGAAGCAATGTCCCTATAGTATTCACAAGTGTATTAATCATTGTTACGGCTACATTAATCAAAGTAGTTACTACAGTAGGGAGAACTTGAACAAGTCCCTCAATAACCTTTGTAAGTATCGCAACTCCTTGCTCAATGAACTTAGGGAGATACAATACTATCAAATTAACCATAGTATCTATTACTGTAGTAATTGTAGTTAGTAACATTGGAAACATTGAGTTTATCCCTTGCACTATCGTAGGCAGAAAACGAGCTGCAGTGATTAGAAGTCCTGGGAGACCTCCCACAAGCATAGCTATTAGAGATGGGATAATATTCATAAAGATTTGTCCTAGTTGTGAAGTATCTCCACCTAGAGCGAGCCTTATTGCTTCCACCATAGAGGTAACAGTAGTACGGATAGCCATTACTGCATTTCCCATAAGTAGAGCTGCATTCTGGAAGCCTACAGGCAAGTGAGTTATCCAGTCATTCATAACGTCTCCTACTGCAATGACACTCCATATATACTTCCCTAAGTTTGCTATAGTTTGTCCAAAGCTATTAAGAGCCACCATAGCAGGAGTTAGAGCAGTTGCTATTCCTTGTATAGGAGCAGGTAAGTTAGATATTACATCTGCAAAGCTATCTCCTGTTATGAGTACATAGCTAAGATACTTCCCTAGAGCAAATGTAGCTTGTCCAAAGTTATTGATAGCTATCATTGCAGGAGCTAATGCAGTTGCTATTCCCTGGATAGGAGCAGGCAAATTAGATATTACATCTTTGAAGCTGTCACCTGTAAGAAGTACATAGCCAAGATATTTCCCTAGCTCCATAGCTAATGCTCCAAACTGTTTCAAACCTGCAAGTGTAGCTACTAAGGCTTTTCCTCCAAGGTCCATCAAAGAGGCGGTCCATTGCTTAATGACTGCAATTACTCCTAAAACTCCATTTCTAAATGTTTCACTAGTTTTCCACAAGTGAGTAAACCCTACTACTAGTCCGGCTATTGCTGCAGCTAATATCCATGCAGGAGCAGACATCATAGAGAACCCTGTAATGATTGGCATAATGACAGGTTTAATAGCAAACAAGATAGCTCTTAACCCTTTAAAGTATCCAATCCCTAGAGCTAAAGGTGCTAGAATTACCATCAAGGCAGGAACAAGCATCATCATTCCTTGTATAAACTTAGCTAATACAGGATGAGCTTCATTGAATTGGATAACCATCTCAGCTAGTTTAGCAATAAAGTTATACATAGGAGTCATAACAGAAGCGAACGCTTGAACCATTGGCTCAAATGCTTTAGCTAACTTTTCTAACATGTTATTGAAGGCTTCAGCGTACTTTGTATTTTCTTCCATAGCTCTCCCGTGTAGAGCTCCGTAGAACTTAGTTGCAGCAGCAGCAGCCACTCCAAAGATAATAGGGAGAGCCATCATCTGAGTCCCCAGGTCTCGAATAAAGTCATTGTATTGCTTAACAGAAGCGTTTGCTCCTAAGAACTCCAGAGCTAACTGCTGAGGACTACCAGAACGAGCTAATCTATCTAGAGAGTCTACTGCTGTCAGAGCTAGCCTACTAGTGTTATATAGAGGATTATTCATTGTAGTGAGGTTATTCTGAAAACGTGAAGCTGTAGAGCTTGCGTTATTGAGTGTCCCTATTGTCTGATAGATACTCATTAGAGCCATTCTATTTCCGTTTATAGCTTGATCGTTTGCTGCCTTCTGAGCTGCTCCTAACTCATTGATTCGAGCAATCATGTCATCTACAGAGCCAGTATAAGAACCTGCGGATTGCATCAACTCAAAGTATCCGTATTGCGCCTCTATTTGAGCCTCACGAGCTCCAGACATACCAGCCTTCATTTGATGCTGATAAGCTTTCATTTCATTCATCATTGCCATATGAGCGTCAGATACTTGAGTATATCCTCTTGTAATATCGCTATTCATACGAGCAAAGTCTGACCCAAAGGACTGAGTAATCTCTCTAGAGTTGTTTCCCATATTGGACCCGATACGATTAATCTCATTGTTGATTTCTGTAACTTCTGTACGTGTAATACTGCTGAGTCTGTCTATCTCTGCCTGGTATTCACTATTGAGCTGGGACACAATAGACTGTATGTTTGCTCCAATACGGATAAGCTCCTCATTTACTTGTGTAACCTCTCCTCGTACATCGCTATCAAGAGGGTTAAATCCATCATCAAATAACCTACGAGCGGCTTGTCCTATTGTGGTCATGTCTGCCCCGATTTCTCTGAGTTGAGCATTCACATCTGCTACGTTCGAACCTACATTACTACCTATATTACTTAGTTGTTCATTTATATCATTTACATTTGAGCTTACATTCCCTCCAAGATTGTTTATCTCTGAATTGAAAGCGTCTCGTATAGTCCGAGCTACTGAGCCCATATTAGAGCCCATTCTTCCTAGCTCTCTATTAATTCTCTCTACGTCGCTACGTATATTGGAATTGTCTATTCGGGCATCTATCTTTACACTTCCGTCAGCCATTTATATTCACGCTCCTTGTCTAATTTAAAGAGTCTCCAGGAGCCCTACTACGAGGTCTTAATTAATAGCCTTATTCTCTTGAGCTAGTTGCTTACGTGCTTCTTTATAACGTCTCATGCGGTCCTCATAAGCTTTCAACTCTCTAGCCTCTCTCATGGCCTTCGCTTGAGGTAGCTCATAAAAAGCTTTTTTCTTCTTAATATCTTTCACTTGGTCCGCATTATCCTTATTCTTCTTAGGGACCTCACAAGTGCGGTACTTAATAGCAGTCTTCATAGGTGTCTCTTCTGATAAGTTATTGAATAGAGCTAAGAACTCATTCCAGAGTAGCTTTCCTTGCTGCTCGATTAGATTAATCTTGTAATCATACAAAAATGACGAGAAAATCCGTTCAGCGTCTATAGTGAAGTCAACTATAGGAACCTCTTGGAATGTCTCGTCCTCTTCAGATCCGTCTATGGAGTTATCCTTATTGGTCATCTCATTGACTCTCTCTGTATTCTCTAAGTCAATATTAAGCTTAGCTTTGAAGATATCAACGAGAAGTTTATTCTGCTGTTCTCCGTTAAGCTGAGCTAGTAAGCTGCGTTCTACTACAAGCATATTGAGTGCTACTGGAAGCTTAGCATTGTCAGAAACCTTCTTGTCATCAAACAACTGAAACATAACTAGTATGTTGTCATAGGAGAGATTGAGCTCAATGTCAACACCATGCCAATGGAATCTATCTACGTTTCTCTCTGTAAGAGTAAATTTAGGTTTCATATTAGCTCGCCTTACTTCTTAGAGTTGATTAAGTATTCGTCTAATAAGCTTCCAGCTTTGCTTCGTAGTTCTTCCTCTACAATCTTAGTTAAGTAGTCGATTAAGCTAACAAGATTCATTAGAGATCGTCCTGCTTTCTCATATAACTCCTCAAACGTATCAGCTCCTAGGAATAGTTCGATAGCTTCTTTCATAAGTTCACGCTGTTTAAGATTCATAGCACGTAACTTTTCAGTAGTAGCTTCTCGGATATCTAATGCAGCATCTTGAAGCTCTTTTGCTTTCTTCTCATAAGATACGAACCCTCCTTGATAAGTAATCATTGAATCATCATCGAAGTTCACCTTGTATAGTGTTCCTGCTACATCAATCTCTTTGTAAGTTTTCTCGAAAGTAAATTGTAAAGTTGTCATTATGGTTATCTCCCTTTGGTTTTATATTGGTCCCCGTCGAGACAATTTTTAATTTATTCGAATAAGTTAAAAACATATTTTGTACTATTTTTATCACTCTAAAAAAGCTACCACTGATGAGGGAACCTATAAAAGCTCCCTCTCAATGTAGATAGCATGAACGGAAGAGAAATGCAGAACTATTAAGCTGCGCCTTTTTCTGTAAATTCTGGAGCTCCGTCAAAGGAAATATTAAACTCAATCTCACCCTTGCTATTCGCATCTCCTCCGGGAACTTTGATCTCTGAGATAGTTGAAGGGCCTTCCCATTTGTCACCGTTTGGCTCAGTCACTCTAAAGTCAGTCTTACGAGCGTCTCCAATTTGGTTAACTTTCTTAAAGATAAAGTCTTGAGCCTGATCGCCATAAGAACGATGACCTTCAAAGGAATAACTCATCATGAAACCAATAACAGAACGCTCAGAAGCGCCTCCACCATCATAGTAGTAGTCCTCTTCTACTTCCTCGTTATTATCGGGATCTACTGACTTGATGCCTTTAGCAATAACAGCCCACTTAGGAGTAGCCGCTGTTCCCACATTGATCTCAAATTTATAAAGATGGTTCAATAGATATGCCATATATTAATTACCTCCTATTTCTAATTCCGCAGAAAAAAGTGCGGTGTATATATACTCGTTTGCTGCTGTCTTCTCAACAAAAGAAGGTTCAACATATACATTGAGCCTTCTTAGTGTGTATGAATTGTCAACTGCGTTAAAAGTACGCCTTTGTACATTGTTTAACTCTCTTGTCATTGCTTCAATCGCATTCGTTACTTCTAATTGGTTATCGCTTTTAACGAGCAATTGGAATTGTTTATTGATGATTTCACCTTCGTAATATTGCTCTCCTAGCGCTGAAGGAATCATTCTAATAGCAATACTTTTTCGTGGTGTATCATTTACTCCTATATCCAATAAATCGGCTTTTATAGGAGCAAATAGGATATTCGGCTGCAAAGTAGTGGTTAAATGCTTCTTGACCGATTCAATTAGCCATATCATGTTTGTCCTCCTATAAGTTCCGTTTAATCTCGTTTTCTACGATTCTTGCCCAATCCATCACATGTCTAGCTTTTGCTTCTTCAAACCATAAACCTTGGGCATTAGGGTTGACATCTTGTGAGAAATTGTACTGGGGATTGTAATACACTCTTCTTGCATATGGAGTGTTCCATTCTATATGACCTTCTCCAGGCCTACTAAAACGAATAGACGAACGTTCTAATTCACCTGTATCTTTTAGTATATAAAAGTTACTGTCTTTCAACACCTGCTGATCTAATGCAAATTGTGCTTTTTCAGTAGCTTCAATGACTTTACCCTCAATTACAGATGTATCGATTCTAATGTTTAATCGAATCATACAAGCACCACCTCCACATGATGGAGAGTGCTTCTATCATAAAAGTCACTTACTTTGCTAACGGTCATTTCTTTTCCGTTAAATATGATTTTAGATTTCTCTTTGAAAGTAACAGGTGTCGAATGCACTACGTCATGAAATAGTAAAGTTTGCATTACAGTACTGTCGCCATTCCCATTAGATACAAATGTCTTTTTAGGTTCAATTCGAACCCTTTCAATCGTTACAGAAGGCGCATAGTTATCACTACCACCCCATGTATCATCCTCACCCCTATACTCCAAATACTCGACTGTATGGATTAACAATGAACGTCTTATTGGTTTAGCCATGCACACACACGCCTGCATATAGCAACCCAGTCGGTCTAAGGAATTTAGGTACCGTGATTGCATACTGTGTATAAAAACTAGGTGCATCGTCTGCCCCTGCACTCATTCCATTCTCTGAATAAGAACCTACGGAAAATCCTCCACCACCTTCACTTACAGTTGCGGAAGTCTCTCCATTAATCGCCAAAAACTCAACTTGAGCAGCAGTTGCTTTCTTTACCTGCTTTTTAATAAAAGGTGCCAACTTATCAAAGTCGACGCCTTCTAATTTGTAATTAATAACATCATCAATTTGGTCACTAGCACGAGCAATAAGACGTTCTAATAACGCTGCATCAGATACCGGAGTACCTTTGTATTCGTTATTGTAGTAATCAGCATCTATATATGCCATATGATCACCTACTTAGTAGCGGATTTTTTCGGCACTTTTAGATCGGCTAATTCCGCCTCTAGTTCGCCGATTTTGTCGAGCGCTTTGTTGTGCTCTGCTACAGAGATGTTACGCCCTCCAGTAGCACGCTTGATAATCTTGCCATCTTCGTTAATCTGGTCGAAACCATCATTCAGATAGCTTGATAAGAAGTCTTTTTCAATGTTTAATACTTTATTCAATCGTTGTACTTTTACTGTGTTACTCATTTAACACCATTCCTTTCATAATAAAAAGAGAAGCTATAAAAGCCTCTCTTTAAGGTGTAGTTGTAATATTGAATTTCACGCCATCAACTTTAGCACCTAAGATAAATACATCCCAGTATTTGCGTTCGTAGTAAAAATATTTACCTCGAGTTGATGCGCTCGGAGATTCTAAATCAACAAACTCATATTGTTGCGGCGATACTACTGAAAGCGGATGAATTAAGATCATGTTGATTTGTTTTGCAGCAGCATCTGGAACAGCACCATTTGTAAAGTTGTAAGCAGTTTTCATACGTGAAGAAGGAACAGAAACGATGTCCACGTCATCTAAAGAGCTAATACCTCGTGCTACATCATTTTCACTTCGTCCTTTGATGTCAAGATCACGTTGAATTCCTTCTGCTTCTTTTAATAACTTTTTAATAGCAGGAGTTACATA